GTGCCGCCCGAGGTGGACCTCAGCGGCCTGACCTTCATGCCGCTCGACGTGCAGCGCCTGCGCGACAGCGAGCTGGTCTCCGACGCCTCGCCGCAGGAGTTCCGCGCGGCGGTCCTGCTGTGGTGTGCGGCCTGGCACCAGGTGCCGGCGGCGAGCTTGCCCGACAAGGACTCCACACTTGCACGCCTGGCGGGCTTCGGTCAGTCGCCGTCCGAGCTGCGCGCGTGGCGCAAAGTGCGTGAAGGAGCGCTGCGCGGCTTCGTCCTCTGTCGAGATGGACGCTTGTATCACCCGGTTGTCGCCGAGAAGGCACTCGATGCGTGGTCCGAGCGCAGAGAGGTGCAGGGCATGCGCGAAGCCGAAAGCGTGCGCAAGCGGCGGGAACGCGCATGGCGCTCGGCGGCAACGGACGTGCTGCGAAATCACGGCATCGTCTTGGAATACAACGTGACCACCGGCGAACTCCGCAAGCGCATGGAGTCGCTCGGGTACGTCATCGTGGTTGATGAATCCTTCTCCGCGTCCGTGACAGGTCCGCGTGACAGTCACGGACGGGCTACGGCTAAGAAGAGAAGTGAAGTGGAGGGGAGTGAAGAGGAGTGGAGTGGAGAGGAGAGAAGAGAAGCTGTTAATACAAAAGCTGCGCGCGCAGCAGAGGGAGACAACAGCCCAGCAGCACAGCTCGCTGCGGTGCTCGCGGCAGCGCACGGTCGGCCGGTGGCCGCCGATGACCCGGAGGTACAGCGGGCAGTAACCGAGGGGATCTCGAAGGCCGAGCTGGAAGCGGCATGCGCGGGCGTGGTGGGCGGCAAGCCGCCGCGGTACTACGTGCAGCGCGCCATCGGCCGGCGCCTGGATGCCAAGGGCAGTACGCCGGCCGCACCCGCTGCCACACGGCCCAGAGATCCCGATGCGGAAGCGCGGGCCGAGCGGCGCCGGGCGATCGAGGACCAGATCATCGACGTGCGCCACTGCGCCGATCGCGGCATCGGGGACTGGACGCCGGAGCGCGCCGCGGCACGCATCGCCGAGCTGCAGACGGAGCTGGCCAGCCTGGCCGAGGAGGTGGTCTCGTGACCGCGTTCTCGCAGGCATTGCGCGCAAGCGTAGTTGGGCAGCCCGCTCACATGGCCGGAGAGCCCTACGCCAGCGCTGCTAACCCGCTGGGCGCAGCCGGAAAGGTTAGATATTCGTTAAGGAAACCAAACCCGGCGGCCGGGGTCAATAGAATCAATGGGTTACGCTGTGCCCGCGCCGGTCGGGGCGGGCCACGGACCCCACCCCCCCTTCGCATCAGCCCGCCCGGGAAGGGGGGCGGCCAACTATTGGCCCCTCGAAAAATGGGAGGGGTACATGGGCCACTCCCCCGGCGCGAGGTGCGAGCGTGAGCGCGGCGCGGGCGGAGAGCCCGGCGGAGGTGCCGCAGCTGCCCGCTGCGGTGCTGGAGGCGCTGGCAGGCGTGCCGAATGGGCAGGAGCTGCTCGGCTACCGGGCGCGGCTCCTGGCGCGCCCTGGCGGGTTCCCGGCGGTGATGGCGCGAGTGGAGGCCCTGCCGATGGCGCCGGCGGCGCTGGCGGAGTTGTGGACCTGGCTGGTGCACCTGGCCATCGACTGCGGCTCTCGGCCGGAGACCACGGGGCAGAGCTACGGGCGGACGGTCGGGCGGTTCCTGTCCTGGTGCCACCGGGAGGGCGTTGACCACCGCACGGCAGCCCTCAAGGACTTCGAGCGCTGGCAGCGGTGGCTGGCCTTCGAGCTGAAGAACCGGGAGACTTGGCGGGCGCAGCAGGTGTTCGCCCTGCGGAATTTCTACGACTGGCGGCGCAGCCGCGGCCTGGCCCAGGCCAACATCGCCGCGGACCTGCGCGGGCCGCGGGTGAAGCCGCGGCCGCCGCGAAAGTACACCACCGAGCAGCTCAAGGCGCTGTTCCGCGCCATCGCCCAGGCGCGCAGCGACCGGGTGGTGCGCGACCGCTGCGCGGTGCTGCTGCTCCTGGCCACCGGCCTGCGACGCGAGGAGTTGGCGTCGCTGGAGCTGGGCTCGATCGAGCTGACACGCCGGCACGGCGTGGTGCGGGTCCAGGGCAAAGGCGCCAAGCAGCGTGACGTGCCGTTCGAGGGGCCGGCGGTCGACGCGCTGCACGAGTGGCTGCAGCACCGCGACCAGCTGCCATGGATCGTCGACACCGAGTCACTGTTCGTCTCGCTCACCGGGCCGACGCAGGGCCGCGCCCTTGCGCTGCGCAGCTTCGAGACCATGGTGGGCACCCACGCCCGGGAGGCGAAGCTGCGGGACTGGGGCATCCACCGGTTCCGCGTCACCTTCGCCACGCAGCTGTACGACGACGGCGCGGACATCGAGACGATCCGCGCCCTGATGGGCCACGAGACCATCGAGACCACGCGCCGCTACCTGGCGGTATCCGAGCGCGCCCGTCGCACCCGCCTGCGCGCGGACCGCCAGCACGCGGTCCTCGGCACCAAGCCCACCGGTACGCCGATGTGGGTCCGCCTGGCGGCGGGGGAGCTGACCCGTGATTGACGGAATCCAGTTCAGCGACCGCGGCGATGCGCCCACGGAGTTCGAGGTGCGGCTTCTGCAGCAGACCCAGGGTGATACCGCGTGGCTGGTCACCGGCCAGCGCCTGATGGCGGAGCTCGGCGCCGCGGCGGGCGCCCGTGCACTGGCGATCGTCCTGGACGAGCTGGGCGGCGAGAAGCTCCGCGTGACCCAGCGTCGCCGGTTCTTCGAGGCGCTCTGGCGGGAACAGCGCGACGCCCTGGTGCGTGACCTGGCGACCCGTGGCGACTGGACCTACCGGGACATCGCCGAGGCGCTGGGCCTGAGCCATCGGCTGGTGCGCGCTATCGCCGGGGGGTGCCACGGGCCGGGGCGACAGTGGCACGGCGGGTGTGAGATATCCGGGCAATGACCCGCCGTCCGCCCGCCGTCCGGAAGAAGCGCCAGCTCAGCGAAGCCGAGCTGGCCCAACGCCGCGCCGCCTCCCGCAAGGGCGCCGAGGCGGCGACGGGCCCGCGCACGCCGGAGGGCAAGGCCCGCAGCTCGCGCAATGGCTGGAAGCACGGCCTCACCAGCGCCGTGCACCGGCAGCACTTCGACCAGGGCATGGCCGCGCTGATGGGCTCCCTGGCCAAGCCATGCCTGTCCACCTGCCCGAAGTACCCCTGCTACGCCGTCGAGGCGGAGATGACCGCGCCTGGCGGCAGTTGCATGGACAAGGAGCGCTACGTCCACGCCTTCACCGCGATCATCGACGCGGTCGAGAACAACGCCTCGGAGGGCATGAACGCCCTGATGGCCAGCGAGGTCGCCAGCACCCTGCAGATGCTCCACGACATGAAGGCCCGCTGCGCGGACCTCGGCCCGATGATCGGCATTCAGGCGGTCACCGCCGATGGCGTCGCGGTCTACGGCAAGGACGGCGAGCCGGTCATGGCCAAGTGGGTGCCGAACCCCGGCTGGCCGGTCGTGCTCAAGACCCTCGAGGTGCTGGGCATCAGCCTGCCGGAACTGCTGGCCACGCCGCAGGCCAAGGCCCGCGCAAAGGTGGAGGGCGAACAGGTCGACGCCGTGCAGCAGCTGATGGGCGGCATCTTCCAGCGCGCCGCCGCGGCGCGGCTGCCCGCGGCCGGTGGGCGCGTGATCGACCACGACGAGGGCGGCTGATGCGCCAGCGCAGCGCCACCGGCATCCTGCAGGCGCAGATGCTCGATCGCGGAGTGTACGAGCCCGACGAGTTCGAGCAGTGGCTGGCGGAGCGCGGCTGGTCCTGGCGCGGCCTGGACCGCGGCGCCTATGGGCTGACCGTCGACGAGGCGCTGTTCGTGTTCACCTGCGAGGACCCGCTGCGCTGGGCGGAGACGTACCTGGTCGAGCCGGACACCGGCGACCCGTACCGGTTCTGGGATTACCAGCGGCCGAGCGTGCGCGCCTGGATGCAGGACGTGATCCACCAGGACGGCGCGGAGTGCGGCAAGACGCGCGAGATCATCGCGCTGATCGCGTGGTCGGGGTGCACCTCGGTGGGCGGGCGCATCGCCAACCCGTGGTCGCTGGTGGCGGCGCCGCAGCAGACCCACCTGGACGAAATCATCCTCGCGCTGGAGGAGCAGTTCGGCGCAGCCGAGTCGGGCAAGGGCCACAGCCTCCTGTCTCGCTTCTGGCTCAAGCCGAAGAAGACCCCGCACGTGATGCACCGGTTCCTCGCGCCCAACCCGGTCAACCCGGCGCGGCCGAGCATCGCGCGCACTTACTACCGGCCCGGCGGCCATGACGGCGAGGCTTTCCGCGGCGTGCACGTCAACGCCTTCGGCTTCTTCGACGAGGCGGCCAAGGTCAAGAACGCGGTGATCTTCTCCGAGTTCTGGCGCGCCCTGAAACCCGGCTGCCGCTCGCGCGTCTACTCCGTGCCCGACGGCGACCGCAGCACGGAGTACTTCAAGCTCACCCAGACCGCACGGCTCAACCTGCCGGAGGACCAGGACGGCTTCCGCCTGTTCCGCTGGCAGCAGCCGATGAAGCCGCCGCCGTTCTGGGATGCCAAGCGCGAGGCGGACATGGTGCGCCGGTTCTCCGGCCGCAACACGCCCGGCTACCAGCGCAACGTCCTGGGCGAGTGGGGCCAGGCCGAGAACCCGGTGTGGCCCTTCGGCGCGCTGCTGCCCAACGTGGTGGATCTGCCGGACTACCGCGTGATCAAGCTGCAGGCCGACGCGGAATCCGACTCGCTGAGCATCGAGGTCATGGCGGTGACGCTCACCGTCCAGGACGGCCGCAAGGTCGGCGAGTACCGCTGGCTGCAGGACTCGGCCACCGGCCTGGCCGAGCTGCTGCGCGGCAGCGACGACGGCCGCCGCCAGGCCATGGCCGCGATCCTGCGCCCGCACATCCCGGCGGTGTCGCAGGGCGTGTTCTGGGCCGGCGCCGACCTGGGCGAGCGCAACGACCCCACCGAGATCATCCTCAGCGAGGAGGTCGGCACGCTCTGGCGCGACAAGGTGCGCATCCACGCCAAGGGCTTCCCGTACAACCTGCAGAAGGAGCTGATCGCCGCGCTGGACAGCCTGTTCGGCAACCTGCCGTTCTGGGGCGCGGACCTCGGCAGCGCCGGCACCACCGTGGTCAAGGACCTGATCGCCGAGGACCGCTTCGCGGACCTGCACTTCGAGGACCGGATGATCGGCTTCCACTTCCAGCAGTCGGTCGAGTGCATCGGCGAGGACGGCGAGGCACTGGAGGACGAGGACCCGCGCACGGGAACCCGCAAGGTGATCGCCGCGCCGGCCAAGCACTGGGCCACCCAGTGCATCTCCGCCCGGCTGCAGGCCCACGGCTACGCGCTGCCGTACGACCCCGAGGCCATGACCTCCATGGCCACCCAGACCGCCCGGCAGGGCGCCCGCTGGCCGATCTACTCAAAGCAGTTGGACCACTTCCCCGACGCACGCCGCCAGCAGATGTTGCGGAAGATCCGCAGCGTGATCGACGACGGCGGCGGCGTGGACCTGTTCGCCAGCGGCGTGGTGGAGCGCGCGGCGTGAGCGGCTATCGCTTGGTCAGCTCGCCATCTTCGAGCGCTTCAAGCCAGCGCTTCTGGTACGTCTCGGCCTGCGAAAGTCTGGCGAGCAGCGCGAAGACGATGCTTAGGCCGACCAGCCCCAGCCCCAGAGTTGCAGGCGTCAGCCAGTACAGGCCCGCCGCGCCAAGCGCGATGGCGATCAGGGCGATCAAGAGGTACATGCAGTTTCCCCTCCACATGGGTGTGTCGGGGAGCTTGACACGGGCATGGAACGGGCGCATCTTCCGCCCCGCAGCGGCAAATTCCGCTGTCGGGGTTGGAAGCCCGAACCGAAGGCGCACAAGCGCCGTCCATGACCGGCGTTTTTTTGTGCCCGCGTTATGGCGGGCGGTGCGTGGACGCCGCAAGGCGTGCCGGTCCTTCGGCCGGTCTTCCAACCGCGCACCGTCCGCCACCCTGTTTGGAAGCAGGTCGGCGGACTCCAACATGCCGAAGGAGTCCCGCATGACTGACCATGCTGCCGCGCGCCGTGCGCGCGAAGACCGGGCCATCGCCCGGGCCCTGAATATCCTCCATGCCCGCCATGCCGCCCAGGGCCAGCTGCTTGACCCGCCGGCTGCGCGCGCCCTGTTCGCGCTGCGCTTGGCGGGTGAGGTGCGCGAGCACTTCGAGGTGGCCTTCCTCAACACAAGGCACGAGCTGCTGGGCGTTGAGCGCCTGTTCTCCGGTGGACTGGCCGGCTGCATCGTCAGCCCGCGCGAGGTGGTGCGCACCGCCCTGCGCTACAACGCCGCCGCCGTGATCCTGGCGCACAACCACCCCAGCGGCCACGTTGAGCCCTCCCGCGCCGACCACGACCTCACCGACACTCTGCGCACCGCGCTGGCGGTGATAGAGGTGCGCGTGCTGGATCACATCATCGTCGGTGGCCGCGACACCACCGCCTTCGGCGGGCCGGACTGCACTGTCACCCGAGAGCGGCACGCGCAGCGCGAAGCCTGGCAGGCGCGGATTGCTAAGAAGAACGCGGCTGCCGAGAAGGCGCGGGAGACGCGCCGCCGGAAACGCGCCGTGGCAGTGGGAGCCAGGCCATGAACTACGGCGAGAATGATCCGATCTTGGTCGAGGCCATCGCCAGCGGCAAGTACATGGTTACTCCGGACGGCCGTGTCTGGAACCTGGACTTCCGCGGGACGGGCCGCCCCGTGGAATGCAAGCAACACATCAACACCGCGGGCTATTTGGTAGTCACCGTGGAGATGTCGGGCCGGAAGGTTGGAGCCCTCGTGCACCGCCTTGTGCTGCTGCGTTATCTGGGGGCTCACCCGGAGCGGCGGGTAGCCAACCACCGGGACGGAGTAAAGACGAACAACCACATCGACAATCTGGAGTGGGTGGAGCAATCCGACAATGTGAAGCACGCATGGGCGGCGGGGTTGAGAGGTTCCAGCCCAGGTTTCAAGGCCAAGTTGACGGATAATGACGTGCGGCGTCTTCACGAGCTGAGCGAAGCAGGGCGCACGCGTGGCCAGATCGCTTTCGCTTTGGGCGTGACGCCATCGGCGGTGGAGAATGTCCTCCGCGGGCGTAGTCATGCAGCGATCTCGCCCTTGCCAAAGGAGCGCGAGCGCGGCCGCCGTGGGATGCCCGACGAAGGATGGGCGGCGAAGCTGACCCCGGACCAGGTGCGCCAGATTCACCGGGAGTACATGCCGCACAGCCGCGCCCACGGGCTTCGAGCCATTGCTCGCCGGTTCGGTCTGAGCCGGGGCACTATCGCGAATATCGTCAGTGGGAAATCCTGGCCCCACATCTACCGCGAGTTTCACCCCGAGGTGCAGCCGTGAGCCGCGGTGACGAGGCGGCCTGCGCTCCCGACTCCGCTCGGCTGTTCGCCGACCTGCAGGCGTGGCACGCCACCATGCGCGAGATGGAGGCCAACAGCCGGCAGCTGTGCACGGCCCTGCGCTGCGGTCCAGACCTGCCCCTGCTGCAGAGCGCCTGGGCGCTGGCCTATGGCTACATCGCCCAGCTCGCCGCCCGCCATGGCATCGATGCGCACTGGCTCACCTGGTGGTGGGAGGAATGCCGGCTGGGCGACACCCCGGCCGACTGTGCGCTGCCGGGCGCCCCCCCCAACACCATCAGCACCGTCGCCGAGCTGGCTGCCGTGATCCTGGCGGACCGTGCCCGCCCCCCACAGGAAGAAGCCGCATGAACCTCAACCCCCTGCGCCTTTTCGGCCGCAAGTCCACCGATCCCACCCGCAACCAGGGTGGAGGGGTGGTGGCCTCCATCCGTGACCAGCAGCCGCTCGGGCCATGGTCGGACATCCTCACCGGCTGGCAGCCGCGTGCTGTCTCGCCCTGGCTGTACGAGGCGCTGAAGGAGGCGCTGCCCATCCTGGACGCCGGCATTGGCCGGCTGGTGACGCTGGATGGCATCCTGGAGGTGGAGGGCGACAACGACCGCGTCGTCGGCATCATCGAGGAGTGGATGCGCAACGTGCCGGTCAACGACCTGGAGACCGGCTACCAGGCGGCCTACGCCAGCCAGGCCGAGGAGATGAACGAGCAGGGCCACGGCATCATCGAGTACGTGTACGACGACAAGGGCCGCGAGGTGGTCGGCCTGCGCGTGGCCGACTCGAAGGGCACGGCCTTCGTCCGCGACACGGACCGCATGCGGATCTTCTACCGCGCGCCGCGCAACCACGGCGACCGCCGGCCGGATGGCCTGGGCCAGGTGGAGCGCATCCTCACCGGGCAGGTACGCGGGGAGGTGACCACCAGCATGCTCGGCCAGGTGGGTTATGTGGAGCTGGACCCGGCGCAGCTGGTGGTCTCCGTGCACCGGCCGGAGGCGGACAACCCCTACGGCACCTCGCTGCTGCGCAGCATCCCGTTCGTCGCCCAGAACCTGCTGCGCATGCAGAACGCCACGGGCCGGGTGTGGACCCGCTTCGGTGACCCGTCGTTCCATGTGCAGTTCAGCACCAAGAGCCCGAAGATCAACGCGGAGGAGGCGCACCGCCGCGCCACGGCCATTGCCAAGGACCTGGCCACCGCCCTGGTCGCCAAGGAGCGCGGCAACAGCGTGGACCTGGCCACCGGCGTGGGCATGAACGACACGATCACCATCGACGTGATCGGCGCCGTGGGTGAGGCACTGAGCATCGACCTTCCGGCAAAACACATGATCGAGCAGATCGTCGCAGCGTTCGGCATCCCGGCGTGGATGCTGGGCGTGTCCTGGGCGCAGGCGGCCGGCATCGCCGAGCCGCAGTCCGAGCTGGTGCTGCAGGACAGCCGCACGCGATTCGCCCGCCGCGAGGCCGGGTTGCGCCGGCCGATCGAGGCAATGCTGCGCGGCCGCGGCATCACCTGGAAGCCTGGCGACTGGAAACTCACCCAGCGCCTGCCCAGCCTGCACGACGAGGTGAAGCGTGCCCAGGCCGGCTTCCTGATCGCCCAGACGGCGATGATGGGCCGCGGCACGGAGGAGGGCGCGGGCAACCCGCGCGGCATCGACAACAACCTGCGCACCTCCCGGGGCGGGTTCCGCAAGGCGCACGGCTGCCGCCACAAGGCGCCGGACGACGAGGCCGGCGGCGGCGAGTCCTGGGCGGAGGACGATCCGGCGCTGCCGGTACTCGAGCGGGACACGCAGGCGGCGGTGCTGCGCGACTGGCACCGCCTGCGCGACCAGGTGATCGCCCTGGCGGTGCCGGACCGTGCGGCCGAATCCTGGGCGTTCGACCTCGCACAGCTGCCAGCCATCGTCACCCGCGTGGACGCGGCCGCGCCGGCCATGACCGTCACCCTGCTGGTCGGTCAGCTCGGCGCCTGGGAGCGGGGGGTGGACAACGCCCTGCGCGAGCGACGCGGCAAGGCCGCCCGGGCCAAGGCGGTGTGGGATGACGACCCGGCCCTGGCCAAGATCGTCAACGCCATGCGCAGCGCGGCGCGCGAGTACCTGCGCGAGCGCGGCCTGGTGTACGTGCAGGACGGGCTGGACCGCGTGCTGCGCGAGCAGGTGATCGCTGCGCTGGCCGGTGGCGCCTACGACGGACTCAACGCGCTGGCGGTCGCCGAGCAGCTGGAGCGCCGCTTCGGCGCCGGCGACTTCAACTGGGAGCGGCTGGCACGCAGCGAGATCGCCGAGGCGCAGGTGGACGGCAAGCTGGACCTGTACGCCGAAGAAGGCCTGAACGAGTACGAGCTGGTGGCGGCGCCCGATGCGTGCCCCACGTGTCTGCGGCTGGCGGCGGGCGGCCCGTACCGCATCGGCGACCCGGACGCACCACGGCCGGTGACCGACACGCATCCGAACTGCCGCTGCTCGGTCGGCCCCGTGTGATCGCACAAGGGGTGCCACTGAAAGGGGCGACAGTGGCACCCCTTGTGCGCCAGCCTGACCCGGAACGATGAAGCGCATGCCGTGCGCGCTCAGGAGATTCCGGGAATGTCGAACGCACCGACGATCGAAGAGCTGCAGAACCTGACCGCCGCCGAGCTGGTGGAGCAGGTCGGGAGCCTGGACGCGGCCCGCGCCACCGCGTTGCGCGAGCTGGAGGCCGCCGACAAGGACGGCGGTCGCAAGACCGTGCTGGCGGCGATCGACAAGCGCCTGGCGGAAGTGGGCGGCCAGGGTGGCAATGACCCGGCGCCTGCCGCCGCCCCGCGCCGCGCCACGCAGGCCGCCGCCGCTGATACCCCGGTATGGCAGGCCCCCGACTACGACGGCCCGCTGACCATCCCGCAGGCCGCCTGGCGCCGCGAGAACATCAAGCCCGCGCAGGAGCCGCGCACCAAGTGAGCGGCCCCCGCGCCAAGTCGCTGCAGCTGCGGATAAAGTCCGCCGGCGACCCGACCCCGGAACAGCTGACCGCCATCCGCCAGTACACCCTGGCCGAGATGGCGGCCGAGCAACTGTACGTGCGCACCTTCGCTCTGGCGCACAACGCCATCGACCGGGACCGCGAGGCGTTCGATGAGGCGCTGCTGGCGGACTTCGCCCGCACGCTGCCGGGCAAGGGCCTCTTCATCAAGCACCCGATGGACTGGGCCAACGCCGACCGCGGTGGCCCGCCGGAAGGTCGCTGGTTCGCCGCCCGCACCGAGCGCATGTCGCTGGACGAGGCCCGCACCCTGCTGCGCGAGCCGGAGCTGCGGTTCCCGCCGGACGTGCAGACCGCCGTGCTGCTGATGGCCGATGCGTACCTGGTGCGCACCACCGACAACGGACCGCTGCTGCTGAAGATCGACGCTGGCGTGGTGAGCGACGTGTCCATCGGCTTCACCGCCAGGGACTCCGAGCGCATCACCGACGCCAACAACAACGAACTCAACGCCCACCGAATCCTGGGCCCCGGCGAAGCGCTGGAGGGCTCGCTCGTCTGGCTCGGCGCGCAGCCGGGCGCCCGCGCCATCAAGGGCGCACGCACCCCCGAGGAAACTGACATGAAGACCTACTCCGAAGAGCAGTTCAATGCGGAGAAGTCCGCGCGCGAGGCCGCCGAGCAGAAGGCCACCGCGGCCACGGCCTCGCACGAGCTGGTGCTCAAGCTGCGTACCAGCCTGGGCGACAACGCCCACCTGGTCGACAAGCCCGAGCTGCTGGCCGACCAGCTGAAGGCGGCCGGCGACTACCGCAAGGGCCTGGTGGACGACATCGTCGCCGCCGAGCGCCAGCTGGGCCTGTGCAGCGACGACGGCGAGGCGGTGGAGGCGGCCAAGGCGATGTACGCCGGCTTCGACACCTCGAAGCTGAAGAAGCTGCACGACCACTATGCCGCGCGCACCACCAAGGGCGGCCGCGTCACCGCCTCCGATCCGGCGGCCCGCGGCGGCGCCAACGACGGCGAGGAAGGCGGCAAGAAGTCGGCCTTCGCCGACAACCCCGCGCTGGCCTGACCGGCACCCACCTACGCACAGGAGCACGCCCCCATGGGCCTGAACATCGCGTCCCCGAGCGAGCTGGTCAAGAACACCGGCTTCGCGCATTCCGCCGCCACGGTCGCGCGCGAGCCGATCGTCATCAACGGCCGTGTCGCCATCCCGCTGAACACCGCCGGTGCGAACGAGCGCAACGCGTTCGTCTACGAGTCCGAGGTGGACAACGTGCCCGCGCTCACCGGCACCGCCTGGAGCTGGGGCGACGCCCTGTACTGGGACGCCACCAACAAGCGCCTGACCAAGGTCTCCACCAGCAATACGCTGTTCGGCCACGCGATCCAGCCGAAGGCGGCGGATGCGGCGGTGAGCGGCCTGGTTGCCTTCAACGCCTTCGCCACCGTTCCGGCCGCCTGACGCGGCCGACCTGATCAAGAGGACATCCCCATGGGTGCAGTCGCCCGCCTGAAGAACCTGCAGCAGCTCAGCGGCGAACCGCAGCTGAAGGCCCTGGTGCAGGCCATCGACCTGGAGCTGTCGCTGCCGGGCCTGTACCTGGACCTGCATGGCGGCAAGGCCGCCAACGACCCGACCGTCACGCTGCTGGGCAACCAGCGCAAGGCCGAGGGTCCCAAGCTGGACCACATCAAGGCCGCGCTGCACCAGAAGTACGCGACGCCGACCGATACGCCGCAGTCCAGCGACGTGGCCGCGCGCATCGACCAGTGGTTCCACACCGGCATGCAGGAGATCGACACCGGCTGGACCAACCTGTACCGCCTCGTGGACATGCGCGGCGGCAACCAGGACGCGTTCGAGATCTACACCGGCGAGTTCGGCATCACCTTCAAGCAGCGTGCTCCGGGCGAGAAGACCGAGATCTGGCGCCTGCCGTCCGAGACGGAGATGCAGATCAAGACCGTGCGCTACACCGCGGGCGCCGGCATCCTCGACAGCTGGATTCGCTACAACAAGTGGTGGCAGATCGACGACATCCTCGCCGAGTTCCGCGCCAAGTCGTGGATGCACCAGGCCGAGCAGCACTATGGCCTGCTGACCGCGCTCTCCAGTGCGGTCAACTTCGCCCACATCTCCGGTGATGACCTCGGTACCGAAACCCTCAACGCGGCTGCCGCGTGGATCTATCGCCAGCAGCAGCTCAAGGGCACGGCGGTCAGCGCCAGCACCCCGCTGTGGATCGTGACCAGCCCGGAGAAGCGCGGCTACATCCTGCGCATGCTGGAGGCGACCCAGGGCAGCCTGATCATCGGCTACCAGAACGGAATCCCCCTGGCGGTGACCGTGGCTGGCGTGATCGCCACCACCTACGTCCCCGCCAACGACGCCGGCTACTACCTGGTGCTGCCCGCCCGCAAGGCCGCGCGAGGCCTCTGGCAGGACCTGCAGATCGAGAAGGCCCGCGACATCTACAAGTCCGCCGAGGACTGGGTGGGGTCGATGGAGTACAACGCGGTCATCGGCGACACCTCCCAGGTGCGCCGAGTGCTGTTCGGCTGACGGGGGAGGGCGGCCCGGCCAACGGGCCGCCCAAGGCGATGGCGGCCAAGGTCACCAAGCAGGATATCGACGATGCTGGCTTCAGGCCGGAGCAGTTCGGCATTGCGTCGGGCGGCCCGCCTGCGTGGACTGAGTACGTCGCGCGCCTGCTGACCCGGGCCGAGCTGTGGTCGCGCGGCCGGTTCGGCGGCGGCTACGCCGATGTGCCGGCCGACACGCCCCAGTTCGAACACCTGCGCGCCGCGGAACTGTGCTGGGCATCCGCCCAGTTGTGGAAGCGCCGCGCCGCCTTCATCGACAGCAACGCCGTCAGCTCGCTGGAGCGACTGGCGCATGCCGACCGCCGCGAGTTCGAGGCCCAGGCCGAGCGCGCCATGGCCTGCGCCGAGGAACAGATGGCCCTTGCGATCAACCCGGCCGCGCCCGCCGGCACCGGCGGCACGCTGACCCACGTGGTCACCGGCCCCTGGGCGGCGCTGGGGGTGTGCCGGTGAGCGTGCGCATTGCCGTCGATGCCGCCGCGGTGCAGCGGGCTGCCGCCGAGAGCGCGAGCGGACTGCTGCCCTCCAACCGCGAGCTGGTGCGCGAGCTGGCCATACAGGTGCAGCGCGCTGCCCGCCAGAACGCCAACGGCGCGGCGCAGGGGCAGGTGCGCGCGCGCCGCGGCACGCTGCCGGGCGCCGGCAACTATCCCATCCCGGTACGCACCGGCACCTTCGGCCGGGGCTTCGGCCTGCGCGTCACGGGGGAGAGCGCCATCGTCTTCAACGACACGCGGTACGCCCGGGCGCTGCACGACGGCTTCCGCCCCTACGGCAACCCCAACGCCACGCCGATCCCGGCGCGCCCGTACTTCGACGACGCGCTCGAGGCCATCGATATCGACGCCGCCCACGCTGCCTGGGAGCGGCGCATGCAGAGGGCCGGCCGATGATCGCCACCGCCCGCGCCGCGCTGCACGCGCTGCTGCAGACCGACCCGGCCTTCACCGCGGAGATCGCCGCGCTGGGCCTGGCCGCTGACGACAGCGCCGTAGTCCCGGGCGTGCGCAGCGGCAACCGGCCGTTCGCGCAGATCCACCAGAGCGAATACCCCTGCTGGATCGACGACGCGGGCGAGCAGGTGGCTGCCGGCTACGGCAACGACGCCAGCGACCCGGCCGGCCTGGTCATCAACAGCACCCAGCAGGACTGGCAGGGCGACATCGAGCTGAGCCTGGTCTGGCACCAGCAGTCGCATGCCCGATCCGTGGCCCAGACCGACGCGATCCTCCCGGCGCTCGTGCGCCTGCTGCTGCGCCACCCGGACCTGGGCGGCGCCTGCGCCATGGCCTGGGTGGCCAGCGCCGACACCAGCCTGGGCGAGCGCCACCCCACCCACGTGGTGCACGCGGTCATCCGCTGCGTCTACACGATTTCGAGGGACACCCCATGAACCAGAAGCGCCGCGCCGACATCACCCCCGCGCCGGCCCCGCCCGCCACCCCGTCCACCGTCTCCGTGGTGCTGCCTGCCGATGCGCGCCCCGGCGTGCTGCGGGTGGGCGCCTACGTGCCCGGCAAGGTCTACCCGCTGCCGGCCGACAAGGCTGCCCACCTGGTGGCCGCCAAGGGCTTCGAGCCCGCCACCGCAGAGGACGCCGCCGCGCTGCGCGCGGCCTCCGAGCCCGTCAACGCCGCCGCCCCGTCCGTAGCCGCCACTCCCTCCTACGCGGGCGGGCAGGGCGGCGGCACCTCTTCCGACTACCAGGAGTAGCCCGCCATGCCCCAGGCCACCGGCGCCCTCACCAGGCACGTCGCGGTCACCCAGACCGCGCTGCGCGCGCTCCCCGGCGTGGTCGATGCCGAGGTGCTTTACGTCCAGACCTTCGACTACAACGACGCCGAGCCGCTGGAGCAGGACCCGACCCTGGCCGGCGGCTTCCGCGGCGAGATGAAGGGCGAGCGCGGCCGGCTGGACCCCAGCGGCAGCGCCGTGGTCACGGTGGGCACCAGCATCGGTTTCTGGCTGAAGCACCTGATCGGCGAGCCGACCACCACCGGCAGCGGCGCGCCGTACACCCACCTGTTCCAGGTGAGCGCGGCCAAGCCGCTGCCGGTGGCATGGGCACATGAGCGGGACTACAGCAGCCGCATCGCCGTGCCGGGACGCTACGTGCGCAGCCTGGACGTGCGCATCGCCTCGGCCTCGTTCGCCTTCCAGACCGGCAGCCCGTTCCAGCAGGCCACGTTCAACCTGCGCGGCATGACCCGGCGCCAGCTGCCGGCTACGCCGATGGATGCGGAACCCACCGACTACGGCCACTCGGCGTTTGCGCTGGCCGGCCTGACCCTGCAGCTGGACAGCGGCGCCACCCAGGTGTGCGTGGAATCGCTGACGCTCAACTGGGACAACGACCTGGACCCGGACCTGTACTGCCTCAACGACGGCGGCCAGCGCCACGACCTGCCCGAGGGCATGGTCATGGTCACCGGCGAGGGCGTGGCCCAGTTCGACAGCCCGGCGCTGCTGACCAAGGCCCAGGCCGATACCAGCCTGGCGCTGCAGATCGTGCTCAAGCGCGGCACGGGCGCCGGCACCGTCGGCAATGAGCAGCTGACCATCACCATCCCGCTGTCGGTGCTGGAAGCACCGACCCCGGGCGTCACCGGCCCGCGCGGCCTCAAGCAGCCGTTCTCGTTCCGTGCCCACCGCGCCGCCGGCGCGGAGCTGGGCGTGACGGTGGAGCTGAAGAGCCCGCGCGCCGTGATCTGAGTCAACCAGGAGGGAGCCGATGTTCCGTTTTGCCGATGTGGGGCGCCAGTGGGTGCCCGTGGAACTGCCGCAGGGCGAGGAGCGGGTGCAGGTGCACCTGCTGCTGGACCTGCTGACCCGCGAGGAGCTGAAGGCCCGCGAGCGCCGCCAGCTGGAGCTGACCGGACCGGGGCTGATCAGCCGCGCCACCGAGATCAAGAGCGTGGAGGACCTGCTGCGCATCTTCGACGAGACCGCCGGCGCCGCCGACGCGGACCGCGCCGAGCTGCTGCAGCGCGCCCACGACTGGCGCGGCCTGGGCACGGCCGAGGGCGAGGCGCTGGGCTTCACCCGCGAGCGGCTGGAGTCGCTGCTGCGGTTCGACTTCATCTTCAACCGGGTGCGCCAGGCGCTGTACCGGGCCAGCCGCGAGGGCGTCGCAAAAAACTCCGAGCCTGGGGCCGCTGGATCGCCGGCGGTACCCCAGGCCTGAAGAGTGGAGAGCGGCTATGGGACTTCGAGAATCTGTACGGCGCCGGCTTCACCTCGGAGGCGTGTTCCTCCTGCTCGCGCGTCTGCCCGGATTGCCCGCAGCCCCGATTGCTGCCCGATGCGCGAGCTGGGGCGAATGCCTTCCTGCTCGTACGTACGCAATGGAACTACGCCCCGAGTGGCATGCCCACTGGCCTGCGTTACGGCGACTGCATGGCCGTCTGGCGCGCGCACGCGCGCGAGCTTGGCGTGCCGCGCACCGGGCTCGCCGGGCTGATGGCCGACGTGCAGGAGATCGAGGCGGCGATCGTCGAGGTGGCGCGGGAACGCGCTGAGCAGGAGCGGACGAAGCATGGCCACCCGTAGCACGCGCTTCCAGGTCGAGTTCACCACGGACGGCAGTGGCAACGTCCGTGCTGAACTGCTGAGCGTGGGCAAGGCGGCCGAGGACGCTGGCAAGAAGGCGCAGGCCGCCGGCCGCGACTGGGAAGCCTTCGGGCGTGGCATCGGAACGTCGATCCGGGCGGGCACTGTCGCAGCCGCTGCGGCCATTGCGCTGGTCGGGCGCAACAGTATCGCGGCGCAGCAGGAGATGGCCCAGCTCGATGCCGTGCTCAAGTCGACCGGTCAGGATGCTGCGTTCAGCCGTCAGGAGCTGACCGGCCTCGCCGAGGCGATCGCACGGGCCTCCACGTACTCAGCCGGTGAGATCACAAAAGCCGAGACGCGCCTGCTGTCCTACTCGGGTATCGCTCGGGACAACTTCGCCGGGGCCTTGCAGATCGCCATCGACCAGGCCGCACGGCTGGGTATCAGCGTGGAGCAGTCGTCGGAGATCGTCGGCCGGGCGCTGGAGTCGCCCACGAAGGCTGCCGCGGCGCTGGCCCAGCAGGGCTTCGGTGCCGCCTTCACCGACTCGGTGCGCAAGTCGATCAAGGCGCTGGAAGACGCCGGCCGGGAGGCCGAAGCGCAGAGGATGGTCATGGACATCCTCACCGAATCCTACGGAGGCGCCGCTCAGGCGGCGCGGGACACCTTGGGCGGTGCCCTCCAGGCGCTAAGGCACACGCTCGAGGATCTCACGACGGCCCCTGACGGCAGCCTGGACGCAGCCACGGCTGGGGTGAACACCCTCATCGACACCCTCAACGATCCGGCCGTCAGGGAGGGCTTCTCCGCCATGACGGGGGTGATCGCGTCCCTGACCGCGCAGATGGCCGAGGGCCTCGGCCTGCTGACCCAGTACATCGCACGGTGGCAGGAAGCGAAGGCCCTGAGGGACGGCGGAAGTGCAGCCCAGACGAGTGCCGGGGGAATCGAGCGGCGCCAGGAAGATATCCGCGAGACGCTCGAGTCGATGCAGCGCCGGGAAGCGGGCTTGCTAGGCGGTGAATGGTCCTGGCGAGATGGCTACGGCGACACCCCCGCGCTCAGTGCAGTGCAGCGGCAGCGGCTGATGCGGGGCGGTGGGGACAATGCCCGCGCCAACATCATCAATGAGCTGAAGCGCGAAATGCTGCAGCTGGATGCCGAACTGGCGCGCCGCAACGGGCCGCAGGTGCAGCTGCTCGAGAACGGCGCCCTGCCGGAAGGCGCGCTCAACCCTGCGGGGCGGGTGCCGGTGCCGAGCGGCGGCGAACCCGACAAGGACGCCGAGCGCCGTGCCAACCGCATCGCCAGCGCCCTGCGCGCGGCCCAGGGCGTGGCCGCCGACTGGCAGCGCGAGCTGGACAGCACCGGCAACCCCATCCTGGACCGCTATGCAGACAGGCTGGCCAAGGTGCAGGACCAGGCCGAGCGGCTGGCGCAGGCCAAGGTGCCGGCGGACAAGATCCGCGAGTTCACCACCGAGATGAACGGCCTGGCCGAGCAGCTGCGCGACCAGGAGCTGGCCGAGTACCAGCGCGAGTTCGCGGCCGAGACCGAGGCCATGGCCGCCACCCTGGCCGGGCCCGGCGTGGAGGCAGCGCTGCGGTACGCCAAGGCGATGGAGGACCTGAGGAAGCAGCAGGAGCTGGGCTTGGTCACCGCCGACGTGGCGGCCGAGCGTGAGCGCTACTACGCGGACGTGCGGGACAGCGCCGCCACCGGCATGATCGCTGCCCTGCAGGAGGAGCGGGCCACCCTGGGCATGAGCGCGCTGGACCTGGAGGTGTACGACAACCTCAAGCGCGCCGGCGTGGATGCCAGCAGCGAGATGGGCCAGGCCGTGGAGGTGCTGACCCGCCAGCTGCAGCGGGAGCGCGAGGCGATCGGGGCGATCAACGACACCGCCTCCGCCTTCCACGAGTTCGGCGCGGCGGTGCTGATGAACACCAGCCAGGCCGGCAACGCCCTGGACCAGTTTGCCGAGCGCATGAAGCGCATCGCCGCGAACATGATCATGGACAAGATGGTGCAGATGGCCTTCGGCGCGCTGATGGGCGGCTGGGGCTTCGGCGGCGGTGCCTACACCGGCAACGGCACCGGGGCCGGCTCCATGGGCGGCTTCGGCAACAACCTGGACAACTTCACCGGCAACCCGTACGCGGGCCTGGGCGGTGGTCGCGCCACCGGCGGCGGCGTCAACGGCAGCGGCATCTACGAGGTCACCGAGTACGGCCGGCCCGAGCTGCTGCGTCGCGGCGGCCGCACCTACCTGATGCCCGGCCAGGACGGCGTGGTGCTGCCGGCGCGGGAAGCGGGCGCCAGCGCCGGACCCGGGGCAGGGGGCGTCCAGATCAACTTCCAGGTGGAGAACAACGCCGGTGCCGAGGTGCGGATGGGCGAGTCGAGCGTGGGCGCGGACGGATCGCTAAACCTGCGCATGTTCCTGGACGCCGCCAAGCAGCATGTCGACCAGGCCATCCTCGGCGGCGGCTCGACCGCGCGGGCCATCCAGAGCCGCTTCGCCGGGATGCAGACGCAGGGGAGGCAGGTCTGATGCCCAACCCCACCTGGCCCAGCGGCCTGCCGCCCATGCCGCTCACCGAGGGGCTCAGCTACACCCCGCCGGACAACATCGTCCAGGACGAGATGGACGCCGCCACCTGGGCCTACCCGCGCCGCACCGGCGCCCTTGGCACGGTGACCTGCCGGCTGATCCTGCGGCCCGGCCAGCTGTGGGTGTTGCAGCAGTTCCACGAGGTGACGCTGCGCTGGGTGCGCCGCTTCGACTGGGTCGACTTCCAGCTGCCGCCGCACCCCTCCAACGTGGCCACCTACAGCTTCATCCGCAAGCCGCAGGTCACCGCGCGCCGCAACGGCATGACGTGGCTGGCCGCCCTCGAACTGCGCATCCACGCCCGGCCGTCCGGCGTGTTTCTCCTCGACGTAAGCAACGAAGAACAGGGGCTGACCACGTGAGCATCAACGTCAACGACATTGTGTCAGTCAAGGACCTGCCGCGGAAGCCGGCGGGGGTGAGCGACGCGCTGGTCGGCATTTCATCCAATCCTGCCGATCCGCCATTTCTCGCACCGTTTGATCAGCTGCCGATCCCGGCTGCAATGCAGGCCGCTTTGGACGCGCTCGCCGCTGGCCAGAGTGCAGGGCAACTGGTCTATCGGACATGGCCCGAGCTGTCGGCGGTCACAGGTTCGGTAGGGGTGGGGGCCCAGGTTATCGGGGACGCTGGCACCCACACTGATCCGGTGGTTGGAGGCACGGTTGCCAACGCCGGGCAGTACGTATGGAGCGCGTCTCCGCCTGGCTGGCGCTGGGTGCGTGCTGACCTTCTTCCGATGAAGGCAGACGCCACGCAGGTCGAGGCACTAGCCGCGGGCGAGTTCGACAACTTTCGTATCGCTCAGATGGGGCCGGAGAGTGGCTATCTCTGGGCGCTTGCCGACCAAGCGGGTCGTAGCCCGATCCGGGTGGCGGTCGATGGCACTGTCGAGATGGCGAAGGCTGCGGTAGGTGACGCCCGTGCAGTGCCGCTCTCGCCGGAGACAGGGTACGCCTGGGCAGTGGTTGACCTGAATAACCGGATCGGACTTGGCCTCAAGCAAGACGGGACCGTCGTGGGCAAGGGGCTGGGCGGCGGCGTTGCGCCGGATGCCAGCCCGTACATCACCCCGACCAAGAACCTGTGGTGCATCGGTGACTCCATGACTGCCGGCGCCGGTGGGCAGGTGACGTGGCGTCAGGTGATCGAGGCAAACAACCCGGCTCGCGCGGTTACAAACGCCGGCATTGGCGGACAGACCTCACCGCAGATTGCTGCGCGGGTTGGCGCATACGTCTCGCTGGTCACGGCTGCCGGCGACAGCATCCCCGCTTCCGGCGGTGTGGTCCTGACGGACCTCAGTATCAAGCTGTTGTCCACTCCGGCCGACAATTCGGGGGGCACGCGCACGATCCCGGGCTGGCTGGGCGGTGTGTACGGCACGCTGTCCTGCCTCAACGCGACCACGGGCGACGCTGATGATGTCTACACCTTCACCCGCCAGTCTCTTGGCGCCCAGGTGTATCTGGCCCCAGGCTCTCCTTTCGTTCCAGACACAGGCACTCGCGCATTCGACGTGCTGATTGTCTTCGTCGGGCGCAACAACCTGAGCGATGTGGAGACGATCAAGCGCGACATTGCGCGCTGCGTTGGCCTACAGAAGACCGTGGAGAAGCGTTTTCTGATCATCACGCCGCCCAACGGCGGGACGACCACGCCTGGGCAGTCCACGGCTGAAGGCACCGGCAGTAGCACGCTCGCCAACATCAAGGCGGTCGAGCAGTGGGCAGTGCAGGAATACGGTGACCGCGTGCTGCTATCGCGTCCCTATAGCTGGCAGTTCCACAACGGCAGCGCCGACGATCTTGATGATGTGGCGAAGGAGACCGTCCCGCGATCGTTGCGGATCGACGGCGTGCATTGGACTACCGCATTCCACGCGCAGATTGCCGCGTGGGTGCAGAACGAATTGAACAGGAGAAACTGGTGATGAGCGGACAAAAGATCGTGCTGACGGGCGTGAGCTTCACCGACCCGAGCCTGCCCATCTTGGCGGATGACCCGCTGTTGGTGCCAGGCTCGCTCCTGTTGTGGGACCCGTCCCATAGCATGGGCGCGTTCGACGGCGTGCCAACCGCGAGTGGAGCGCCCATGCCGAACGTCGCGTGGAAGGAGGCTGCGGCAATCCTTGGCGGGGGTGGCGAGGCCGACCTTGCATTCAAGGTCAACGCCGCGATCACGGGTCTTGCAGCTGGGCAGGCACAGGCCGAACGTACTGCCAAAGGCGGCGTCCATGTGATGATGACTCACGCTGGCCTGTCGGCTTCGCGAGGATGGGCGTTCAACGCGGCAACGGCCATCCGCGACTACATCTATGCCAACCGCAACACCCACCAGTTCTACGTGTCCATGTGGCGCAGGCAGACGCGGCCGTCAAAGGTCGGGGTGAACCCGGCGCAGTCGCCGTTCCACTTCATCAACGACACGGGCGCCACGTCGAACAACCTGTTCACCATGTCGAACGGGGTGTTCTCTCAGTCTGCGCCGGGCATCCCGCAAGTTCACAACGTGCCGTCCACCACCGAGAACAACGGTAACACCCCGGCCGGCACCAACCGCTACTCTAGTGCGCGGATCAGCGGAGGCATGGGAACTGGTCCCACGGCTACTCAGCAGATCATGGCCGGCGTGGGCTCCTTCTCCTCATGGAACAGCTTTAATCAGCCCGGTCCGCCCAGCGCCATCCTGTACCGCGTGTACCTCGAGGACCTGACGGTGTCCGGGCGCACCTACGAGCAAGTCGATGCCATCAACCACGCTCTTTGGCAGGCGGCCTTCGCTGCGGGAGGCAAGTACCACGGCGACACCTATAGCGATCCGGCGACTGCGGTCCCTTGATGCTTTTCCAACTCGCCACCGCCTGCGCCACGCTCACTCGCTTGCGCTGCGCTGTGAACGTCGTCCAGTGGCGTTACGGCGCCGCGCCCGGTCTGGGAGCCCACTGACATGCCCCGCACCCTCTCCCCCGAAGCCGTCGCCGCGTTCCTCTCCCAGGAGAGCGAGGAGGTGCTGTTCGCGTGCGTGCGCATCGACCACCCGGACCTGCCGCAGCCGATCCGCCTGGTGAACAACACCGAGCCGGCCGTTCGCGTGGATGGCATCTACAGCCCTGCGGACATGACCGTCGAGCTGCCTGACGACACCGAGGACGGCAGCGGCGCCGCAGCGCTTTCATGCTCCAACGTCAAGCGCGAGGTGATGGGCTACATCCGCTCGCTGCGCGGCGTGCCCACGTGCCGCATCGAGGCGTGCCTGGCCAGCTCGCCGGACCGGGTGGAGATGGGGCCGTACAGGTTCGACATCGTCGGCTCGGCCTACGACGTGCTGCGCGTGCACCTCACCCTCGGGCAGGACGACGCGTTCCTCAACCAGTGGTTCCCCTACGACGAGGTGACGCCGGTGAGCCACCCGGGGCTGCCGTGGTGAACCTCGCGCCCTGGATCGGCCTGCCGCACCCCGGGCGCCGCGGCTGCTACCGCTTCGCCGCGCGCTTCCTGGCGGCGGAGGCGGGGCTGCGCTTGCCGCTCAACCGGGAACTGGCGCTGGCCCACGGCTGGGCGCCGGTGGAGCGGCCGCAGCGATTCGACGTGGTGGTGTTCAACCGCGGCGCCCGGCCGGGGCATATCGGCGTGTGCCTGGGCCGCGGCGAGTTCCTCCACGTGGTGGAGGGGGAGACCAGCACCATCGATTACCTGACCGACCTCGCGTACCAGCCGCGGATCGAGGGCTTCTACCGATGCAGCACCTGAGCAGCTTCGCCTTCCGCGCCCACCCGCAGGGCATCGAGTACTCCGTGCCGGTGCGCGCGGGCCAGACCCTGCACCAGATGCTGCTGGAGGTCACCGCCGGCAAGCCCTACCACGGGGATGTGGTGATCCTGGACCCGCACGGCCACGAGGTGCCGCCGGCGCTCTGGAACAAGGTGCGGCCCAAGCCGGGCGCCAGGTTCCTGGTGGTGAACCACTCGGTGCACGGCAACGCGGCCCGCACCGTCCTGATGATCGCGGTGATGGCCGCGGCGATGTGGGTGACCGCCGGCGGCGCCGCGTTCACGACTGCCGGCGGCGCCACCTGGTTCGGCGCCAGCAGCTTGAGCGCCGCGGCGCTCGGAGCAACCGTGATGGTCGCCGGCACCATGCTGGTGGACAAGCTGGTGCCGCTGGCCCAGCCCGGCACCTCCACCGGCACCCGCGGCCAGTGGAACCAGATCACCGGCTTCCGCAACCGGGCCAACCAGTGGGGCGCCGTGCCCTGCGTGCTGGGCGAGGACCTGATCTACCCGACGTACGCGGCGGCGCCCTACAGCGAGGTGGTGGGCGAGACCTCCTACCACTACTACCTGTTCGAGCTGGGCCCCGGCGACGACCTGCTGGTCGACCAGATGACGATCAACGGCACCGACACCTCGGACTACGACGAGGTGTACATCAACGTCACCCGCACCCCGCGCCTGTACCTCAACACCGTGCTGGAGAACGCGGTGGGCGCGGACATGGACGACGACGGCGAGGTGGTCTACCGCACCACCGAGCCGGACACCGACCGAATCTCGATCGACATCCTGAAGTACGCGGGCCTGTTCGGCGTCGGCACCAGCGGCAAAGACTTCAGCATGTACGTGGGCTGGTCCATCCGGTACCGACCGGTGGGTGACGACGCCGCGCCCTGGCAGCTGCCCGAGAACCCGCAGCTGTCGCGCATGACCACCCAGCGCCCGCAGAAGGCCCCGCTGAGCGTGACCGGCGTCGATTACTGGGTCTCCGGCATGTACAAGAATCCGTTCGGCGCCACCATCGCCTGGGACGTGCCGCGCGGGCAGTACGAGGTGCGGGTGCGCCGGGTGAACTCGCACCGGGGCAGCGCCTCCAATACCTACGTGGACCAGGCGCGGTGGCACACCCTGCGCTCCATCCGCCTGCAGGCGCCCACCAACACCAGCACCAACAAGGTGGAGATGCGCATCCGCGCCAGCGGCCGCCTGACGGGCTTCATCGACGGCTTCCGGTGCCGGGTGCGCCAGCAGGTCCCGGTGTACGACCGGGAGACGGACACCTGGTCCGCCCCGGTGTTCACCAAGAACCCGGCATGGGTCGTCTACTGGCACATGACCCGCAACCCGGGCCTGCACCTGCACGCCGGCGACGAGGAGATGCACCTGGAGGTATGGGCCAACTACGCCGAATACTGCGCCACCCACGGCCTGGAGATCGGCACCACGGCCGATGTGCGCGGCCCGAACCGGGAGATGATCAACAAGCTGCTCGGCGGCGCCATGGCCAGCCTGGGCAAGCGCGATGGCAAGTGGCTGCCGGTATACGACCCCGGTGACGTGGTGCCGCGTGACAGCTTCTCCGCGCTGGACCTGAAGGACTTCCGTCTGGAGCGCACCCACCGCGAGAACCCCCACGCGGTGCGCGTGCTGTTCAAGAACACCCTGGCCGGCTGGCGCGAGGACGAGGTCATCGTGCTGGCCGACGGCTACAGCCTCAACGGCCTGGACGCGCGGGGCAACCCGTCCGCGCTGCCCGCGCCCACCCGCTGGGAGACCCACCGCCTCGAGCTGGCCATGACGCCGCAGCAGGTGTGGGTGCTGATCCGCTATCAGATGGCCCAGGCCGAATACCGCCCCTGGGTGGCCTCCTGGTCCACCGGCCGCGCCGGCCTGCGCGTGGTACGGGGCGACGCGGTGCGGGTCTCCCACGATTCGGTGCAGTGGGGCACCGGCGCGGGCTTCGTGGCCGAGGTGACGGCCGGGGGCTACGCCGGCGCCGCCGCTACGGTGCGGCTGGACGAGACCATCGCCAGCGAGCCGGGCAAGACCTACCAGCTGCAGCTACGGCACCGCCGCAGCGGCGAGACCCGCATCGTGGCCTGCACGCCGCACAGCGCCTACACCGACACCTTCTACCTGCCGGCCCTGCCCCCGGGGGTCAGCCTGGGCCAGCTGGTGGAGCCGGGCGACACCGCGGTGCTGGGCGAGTCGGAGAAGGTCTCCGAGGTGGTGTTCATCACCGGCGTGCGCTACCCGGAGCTGCTGCGCCCGGCGCTCACCGCCGTGGCCTACGACCCGCGCATCGGCCCGTACTGGGCCAACCCGCCGGAGAACCTGCCCACCGCGCTGGGCTCGCGGGCCAGCGAGCTGCCGGACCCGCCGGACCTGGTCAACGTGATCTCCTCTCCGGAGCACGACATGCCTGACGATGCCGGCATCGTCGGCCCGATGATCCGCATCGGCGTGCGCCAGCGCTCCCGCCCGATGACCCAGGAGATGCTGGAAGCATGAGCGCGCCCACCGTGGCCTATGACGTGCGCTGGCGGGTGGCCGCCGATGCGGAGGACTGGACCGTCAAGCGGTTCGAGCTGGGCGCGGCGATCGACATCCGCGATGGCCTGCAGCGCGACACCGTGTATGAGGGCGGCATCCGCTCGGTGGCCGCCTCGGGCAAGACCTCGGCCTGGGTGCCATTCGAGGTGGCCGTGCCCGGAACGCACCGCGAGGGCGCTGCAGCGCTGCCGGTGAATGCCTTCGCCAACCAGGCTTCAGCATGGGACGTGGACACCTCGGTGGAGTACGTGGCCAGCACGGACGGCAGCGGCGACAGCGTGGCGGTGATCACCATCAGCGCCGGCAGCCTGGTGGTCGGCGACTCCACCGTCGCCTACGCCACCAGCAGCGCTTCGGTCGCCGGCGAGCCGGAGACCGAGAAGCGCGTGTACCTCTACTACGACGACCCGCGTCTGCAGGGAGGCGCCCGCACCCTGGGCGTGGCCGAGAACTACGTCGACAGCCTGCGCGGCGCGGGCCGCGTGGCCATCACCACCGTGCTGCTGCAGTTCCCCGCGATCGGCGCGCCGCCCAACACGGGCGGCGGCGGCATCGGCGGCGGCGGTGGCGGCGGCGGCGCCCACAACACTCCGGAGCAAGCCCCGCTATGACCTATACCAAGCGCGAAGACCTGGCCGGCCGCCCGGGCGAGACTGTCGTGGCGCTGGACGACGGCCACCTGGTGGCCATCTCCTGCGCCCGCAAGCTGCTGGGCAACCGGATCTCCTTCCACGTGCTGGCCCGCGCGATCGACACCGCCGGCGCCCCCCTGCGCGACGCCGGCGGCGAGCCCATCGAGCGCGAGTTCAAGTTCAGCGCCGACGTCGGTACCGACGCCGACGAGATGGCACGCCAGTGCCTGCTGGCGGCGCTGGGCGAGCCCACCACGCTGCCGCTGGGCCCGATGGGCCAGGCCAGCCACAGCATCCGCGTTGCACTGGCGGCGGCGCCGGTGGCAGGGGCGGTCGACGCGGGGGCGATGCTGTAGGGGCCGGCCCAGGGGTCGGGATTGGTTGCGCCGGGGCCCGGCCCCCTGACACCCTGACAGCCCGGCATCGCGCCGGAAACGCGGAGTAGGGCAATGGACATGGCGCAGTGGAAGCACACGGCCACCGCGGAGGTCCCGGCGGGGAGCATCGTGCTTCACGAGGACAACGTGTACCTGGCCTGCCACGACGACTTCCTGGACGACAATGCCCTCGGGTTCCTCGTGCTTTCCGGGCCGCTCTGCGGGCACGTGGATCGCATCGACGCGCCGGGCTGCCGGGTGTTCCAGGGGGAAGTCGCGTTCGAGCCCTCCATGGACGAAGCCGCCGCCGATGGCGTCGAGCCCGGGGAGTACATCGCGTGCCTGCTGGTCACACCAGAGGGCATGCGCCTCGTGGCGCATGCCGACGGCTACAACGTGCTGGTCACCTGCCAAGGCCAGGTTGTCCGCGTCCACGGCGTGTCCAGCGACTGGCCTGTCATCGGCGCATGGACGCTGGTGCTCATTGGCCCCGGCGATCAGCGCACGCGCTTCCTCGAAGTGAAGGCTGTGCCCGAGGCCTTCGGGTCAGAACTTTCTGACCCGGCCGGCCGGGCTTCCCCGATATAACGGCTGCCCCCGACGCGGGAAGATGGGGGCCACCAGCACCGCACGGCACCGGCCCCCGGCCCAGGTAGCGCACCCGTGCGGCCCCCGGTTCATGGCCGGGGGTGCTGGTCTCGGCTCCTGCGACTCATGCCGCAGAGAATCGACACGACGGCGCTTCCTCCCCCGGTGGCGCCGTGCCGGCCGCGCCTATCCCCCCTCGGTGGCGCGAGAGACGCCCGCAAGGCTCGTCGAAAGCCCGGCTTTACGCAGAGGTGCAGCTTTCACCCTCGTTCTCGCCCGGAATGAGCCCGGCCGACGACAGCATGCAGCTGATGCTCGCGTGGATGTGCTCGACGTAGTCGGCCGGCGCCTGTTCCACCAGGCATTCCGCCTCGCCGGCGAACGCCTCCAGCACCTCGTCAGGTTCGCACTCGTCCACCAGGCAGGGCAGGCGCTGCTCCAGACGCTGCAGTTCGGCGTCGATCTCGGCTCGGGTTTTCATGCGGCGATCCGGTGCTCGTAGTAGGGGTGGCGCTTGTCGTCGAAGATCGCGTGCAGCGCCGCCAGGTTGCCCGGCTCGGGGTTGAGCCAGGCATCGATGTGCTCGGGCTTGATGTTGATGATGGTGCGGTCGTGGCCGGCAGCGGCCACCTCGGGCTCCGGCTCGTCCGTGATGGCCGCGAAGCTCAGCAGATCCGGCTCCACGCCGGCGGGGTCCCTCCAGTGCGACCACAGGCAGGCCACCAGCATCGGCTCTCCGTCGCGCGGGGTGAACTCCAGGACGCGGTTCTTCCCGTCCGGCCCCTCGACGTTCTCGTAGAAGCGGGTGGCCACCATCAACCCGTGGCTCGTGCCGAACTGCGCGGCCCAGAAGCCGGCCAGGTTGTCCCGCCGGGCGTTGTACGTGCCGGGGAACTTGCGGTCGTAGAACGCGGGCTTGCCGCACGGCCGGCACTGGTAGCGCATCGGCTTCACCACGCGCTGGCCGTTCTCCCAGACCATCACCGGGGCGTACATGCCGGGGAACACGCGGTCGTCGTCGCTGGCCAGGCCCTTGAGGATGTCGAGCCGGCGCCGGGCCGCCTTGCCCTTGTTCGTGCCGATGCGCACGTCGTCGCGCGCCTTCTTGGTCTCCTTCACCTGCAGCGCCCGCTGCGCGTCGCCGACGCGCCGGCGCAGCGCGAACAGCTCGGCCTCCAGCTCCGCGATGTCAGCCTGGTCCTGGGCGAGCAGGGCGGCGCGCAGCTCCGGCGGGCCGATCTCCTCCAGCTCCCGGATGGTCGCGCGCGGCGCCTTCCGGCGCGGCTGCCGCTTCTCCCCGGGCCAGAAGGTGGCCACGTAGGTGTCGATATCCATGACAGCGCCGAAGTGCCGCTTGAACAGCTTGAACTCGGCGTAGATCTGGGCGGAGTAGCACATGGGCCGGAGGATAACCGGGCCGAGAACGCCGACACGTGACGGGCCCTATGGATACGCGGCGACAACTCCCGCAATTCGCTTATCACGCCAGATCGCGCAGCGGAAGTGCGACCCCTCAATAAGTACTTGAATTACCGTAGTTGATGACGCCGCCTCACCCCCTAGACAGAGCCCGCGAGCGGGGCTAGCTTAGCCCTCGACCGGCGAGGGTCGGTCACCAACCCATCGGGGTTTCAGTAAAAAGAAACCCCGCCTGAGCGCCAACTCAGGCAGGGCAGGTCTTTCAATCAATCCGCCACCATCTGGAAGCGGGTTAGCGTTGTAAGCAAACGCTAACGCAAGGAAGCGTAGGCCGGTTTCGACAGACGGTCAACGATCCTTTTTCCGGCTCTGGTGGTTTTCTGTGAGGAAAACCATGAATACGAGCGCTACCCCCAGCGACCCCCCGCCGCTCCGCCTTCCGCCCCGGCTTCCCAAGCTTCGCGCCCCAATGCAGGGCTTGGCTAGCGGCCGGCCGCAAGCACCAACGCTTGATACGTGGCTGCCGGCGGCGGAGCGCGTGAGCCCTCCGCCGCCGCAGCCGGGCAGCCTCGCAGATCGAATGCTGAGCGGGTGCATCTTGATCGAGTCGATCTGCAGCGTGCTCCGGCCGGCGCCCTCGGCCACCCATGCTCTTTACGAGCGCCTGGCATCCCGACTGGATCTTGTGGGCGTGCTTCCTGCCTACTCGGTCGACGCGCCTGAGGGCGCGGCCGGGTCGGAGGCCACGAAGAGCCTGACCGAACTGCTCAAGCAGCATGGCAGCCCAATCAGCGCCCGCGCCGCGAACAAGATGTTGGAGGCGTCCGGCGTGCTTGAGCGCCAGGAGCGCGCGTCGAGCAACGGTCGGAAGGGCTACTGGTGCATCACGCGTGAGGGTGAACAGTTCGGCAAGAACTTGACCCATCCGGAAAACCCGCGCGAGACCCAACCGCACTTCTACCTGAGCCGGTTCGCGGACCTGGTCAAGCGTGCAGGGTTGCCGGTAACGATCGCCGTGTGACGCGCGACCCGGCCCTGCTTTTGCGGGGCCGGGTGATTCTCAGATGGGGAGACGCTGGTGCGCACAATGCCCGCCATGCGATGGAAGCCCGTCCACATCACCGCCAGCGGACCGCCGACCGTCCTTGAACTCGATGGGGTCGGGGTCGTGCGCCTGATGGAAGGCGTCGGTGGCTCCTGGTTCGCGGTCCTCAATTACCACCTGCCCAGGGACCGCCACAGCATGCGCGACTGCACCAGCTACGAGGCTGGCCGCACCGGGGCCGAGCTGTGGGTGCAGCGCCACCGGGATCGACTGGAGCGCGAGGCGGGCGAGGCGCGCGCCCGCTGGGCGCGGCTGCCGGTGGCGGAAGACGTGGCCACCTCTCCGCGCCGGTCGCTGGCGGAGATTGAGGCAGAACGCGAGCGGATCATCGCGAACCTGAAGGTTCCACCTCGGCCCCACCGCCGGCGGCGCTGAGCAGCGGAGCCGCGGGGCATGTGCCGGCAAAAGGGGTGCCACCGCCGGGGGCGACAGTGGCACCCCCGGGCGGCCAGCATCGCCGCATGGCAGCCCCGACGAGCCCTCCCGATCCCGTCACCCGTGCCGCGGCGCTGTGCGGCGGCGCAGGGGACGACGTCGCCGCCAGCGGCTCGCATCCTGCCGCCATGGCCACCCAGCTTCCTCTCCCGATCAACCCGGAAGACGCGGTCCGGCGGATCATCTTCCCCGCGCTGAGGCTGCTGCCGCCGGCCATGACCAGCCTGCAGGCCGTGGTGCTGATCGTCGCCATTTTCCTGCAGGAGTCCGCGCTGGCGCACCGCTGGCAGGTGGTCGACGCGAAGCGCCCCGAGCGCAAGGGCCCCGCCCGCGGCCTGGCCCAGTTCGAGAAGGGCACCCGCGCCAGCCGGGGCGGGGTGTGGGGAATCTACCTGCACGCGTCCAGCCGGTACTGGCTGTCGAAGGTGTGCGAGGCGCTGGGCATCCCGTTCACCCCGGACGCCATCTGGCAGGCCATGGAGCGCAGCGACGTCCTCGCCGCAGCCTGCGCCCGCCTCCTGCTGTTTACCGACCCCAAGCCGCTGCCGGCGCCGGACGATGAAGAAGGCGCGTGGAAGCTCTACCTGCGCACCTGGCGCCCCGGCGCCTACACTCGCGGCACGCCCACGGCGCGACGGCAGCTCCGCGAGAAGTTCGGGCGCAACCACCGCGTCGCGCGCGCGGCTGCCCTGGCGGCGCGCCCGTGATGGACCTGCAGCGCCAGCCCGATGGCCGCCGGCACATCAGCCTCGGGCCGGTGGAGTGGGCGATCGTCGGCGGCGCCGCATCCGTCCTGCTGGTGCTGGTCGGCATCGTCTATACCGGCATCACCAGCAAGATCGAGGACCAGGCGCGCAGCCAGAAGGAGCTGGCCGCCTCGATGGCGCTGGTCTCCCAGCAGGTGGCCGTGACGAACGGCCAGATCCAGACGCTCACCGCCCAGCTGGCCGACGTGCCACGCCTCACCCGCGACATGGCGGAGGTGAAGGTGCGCGTGGAGCAGCACGACCTGGACATCCGGGAACTGAAGCAGCTGCGGAGGGTGCAGTGATGGATCGCAAGGCGACGCTTGTGGCGGTGCTCAGTGCGCTGGGGGCAGTGCTGACGGCGCTGGCGACGCACGGCTCCGACGCAATCCAGGCGCTTTCCGGCGTACCGGTGCTGGTCCAGGCCTGGGCTGCCGGCCTGCCGCTGGGGGTCTGGTCGTTCGCGCTGGCGCTGGTACTGGCAACGCTGGTGTGGGTGGCTGCCATCCGCCACCTGCCGATCGCGCCCAGTGGCAAGGCGCCATTTGTCGCTGCCAACGCCGTGGCGCTGGTGCTGGGCCCGGCGGTGACCGTGGCGCAGCAGTATTTCGCGTCCACGCGCACCCCCGGGGCGCTGCTCAACGCGCTGATCATCGGCCTGATCGCCGGCCTGGCCGCGCCCCACATCGGCGCGCTGCTGCGTGGCAAGGCGAGGACCGCGCCGTGAGGGACTGGGCAGACCTGATCAAGCTGGGCGTCGCACTCGGGCTGGCCATTGCCGTCGCCCTCTGGGGCCGCAGCTGCGGCAAGGCCGCGGGCCTGGAGGAGGGTGCCGAGGCGCGCACCGCGCTGGCCGACGCCCTGGGTAAGGCGAACCGGGCCCTGGCCGCCTGCACGGGCTCGGTCAAACTGGCGAACCGGGAGGCTGAGCGCGCCGCGGCGGAAGCGCTCCGGCAGCAAGGCCTGGCCGCCCAGGCCGCCGAGCGCGCGGAGCAGGCACAGAAGGACGCCGACCGCCGCGTCGCCAACCTGGCGCGTCAGCTGCAGGAGGCCCGCGCCAACCCGGACGCCGCCGCGCAGCTGGACATTGAACTCCACCCCTCCATCCCACTGCTGTGAGGCCGCCGATGCGCCTGATTGCCGCCGCCGCGGTCCTGCTGCTGACCGCATGCCAGACTTGCCCGGAGCGGCTCCCCGAGGTGGTGAAGGTGCCCGTGCGCGTGACCGTGCCGGTGCCGGAGAAGCTGACCGCCCCATGCCCCGTCGCCCGGGCGCAGACCCGCACCGTCGAGGCCGTCGTCCAGGCCTACAACGCTAACGTGGAGCAGCTGGAAGCCTGCAACCGCAAGCTGGGGGAGATCCGGGCGTTGCCGGTGGGCGAGGGGCCGGACGCCTCCGCCACCCGCTGACCCTTCGGGCGGCGAAGTCGATCAGATCCAGTGCTGTCTTGATGAGCGCTGCGGCGGCCGCCGCTTCGGTGACGCTGATGTCCATGCGTGCTGATCCTGCTGTCGGGAGAAACCAGCGTGGACGAGCCAGGACGGCCCGATTCAGACGGGTTTCCGAAAACGCAGGACCAGCGTGTGTTTGTCGCACCCGCGAAATCCCGCCATTCGCCAGAGGGCAGGATCAGCGCGCAACTACCGCGCAATCCTGCCTTTCGGCGACGGCAGGATGTGGGCTGGCTATGGAGCGTTCCACGTCCGGGATTTCCGCAGCGCGGCTTCTTCTCAGCGGCAGGGGACAGCGCCGCGCTTGACCGCGCCTAGCGCCCGCTCGAGTTCATCCTCGTCGAACACGATGCCGCGGCCCCACACGGTGATCGTCACCTCGGTGCCGTTTTCCAGCTGCCGTATATCGAACCGCTCCAGGTCGGTCACCTGGCCATCGTTGCCAACACGCAGCACAGCGGTCCGGGTGTCGCTGTAGAGGTTGCCGCTGACCGGCCAAGCGCCCCGGACCAGCGCCTTGGGCGTACCCCAGCACGCGCGGGCGTAGGCATCGGCGCGCCGGTAGACCTCCTGGTAGCCCTCCGGCACCACGATCGTGCGGGAAGGGGAGGGCACGCCCTCCTTGATGCCAGGGGTGCATGCCGCGAGCGCGGCTAGTAGCGGAAGGACGAGCCAGCGCGTGTGCATCGGGCTACTCCGGGCGGGCCTGGGGGGCCTTGCGCTCCTGCTCTAAGCGAGCCAGGTCGGTGCGCAAAGAGGCGATATGGTCGTTCTGGTGCTGCAGCAGCCGGGCGATGTGGTCGAGCCGGCCTTTGATGCCGAAGATGGCGAAGGGGAGGATGAACCAGAGCACTGCCAGTACGAACAGGAACAGCGCGATCACCGCGCCGATGAGTTCGAGATCCCCATTGCTGACCATCGCCCCTCCCTGAGTTCAGATCACCTCTACCTAGCCACTGGCCAGGAGATCAAGCAACCCCTTCTGCTGCTTCGCCGTCAACCGGCTTACGCGCTCGATCAGCTGCTGGTCGAGCGCGCCTAGGTACGGCTCATGCGGCTCATGCACACGCGTGGGCGCCGCCCCGGCGGGAGCGAGCAACAGCGAGTCAGCCGACGCACGGTACAGCTTGCAGAGCTCGATAAACACCTGCAGCTGGGGGAAGTTTTTGCCGTTCTCCCACGCGGATAACGCCCCCTTCGTTACCCCCAGCTCCAGGGCCGCATCCATCTGCGTGAGCCCTGCCTGCTCCCGGGCGGCCTTCATGCGGGCGCCGAAAGTAGTCACCGGTGAAGTATAGGGCCGCTTAACTTGCCCGGGTTCAGGTGGGCTTGACATGGCGTCAAGGCCGCCTATACTCCGGGTCAAGATGAGCGCGACCCCTTCCAATCACGAACACCCGATCCGGCGCGCCAGGCTGGCCCGCCGCTGGTCGCAGCAGGAGCTCGGCCTCCGCCTGGACCCGCCGGCCACCAAGGCCGCTGTTTCCCAGTGGGAGTCAGACACCACCCAGCCCGAGCCGAAGCTCGGTTTGCAGCTGGTGGACCTGTTCGATGGCGAGTTCTCCCTGGAGGACCTGTACCGCCGCGAGAGGAGCGCTGCCTGATGCACGCCATCCTGACCACCCCCGCGTTCCCGCCGCGACCGGCCCAGCAGGGCAGGGCGACAGGGCCGACTGCGGCCGAGCCCACCTCCGAGACCAGCCGCCAGCTGGAGCAGGCCCTGAGCCAGTTGGAGGAGGTCGCTGCGCGGCAGCGGGGAACCGCCCAGGCCGGGCGCACCCTGGCCGACGTCTGCGCCCGCCACCTGCGGGCCAACCAGCCGGCGGCGCACCAGCCGCGGGCCGCCGTCCGCCACGCCGGCAACCCCATCCGGGAGGCGCGGGCGAAGGCCGGGCTGTCCCTGCAGAAGCTGGCGGCGCGCCTGGGCATCACCGCCAGCTGCCTCCACTACTGGGAGACCGACGGCAACTTCATCGGCGTGGACCGCCTGCGGGAGCTGCGCGCCGCGCTGGCCCCGCACTTCGACCTCGAGGCGTATCTGGCTCACGCCGAGCGGGTAGGGCGCACCCGCGGGCGTGCGGAGAGGGGCCGCTGATGGACACCCTCGTCCCGGCCATCGGCTACATCCGCGTCAGCACGCAGGAGCAGGCGGCCAACGGCCACAGCATCGAGCAGCAGCGCGTGCGGCTGGAAGCCTGGGGCCTGGCGCGCGGCCTGCGCTACGTGGACATCCTGGTGGACGCCGGCGTCTCCGCCGGCAAGCCGCTGCACAAGCGCCCGGGCGGGGCCGAGCTGCTGCGCCGCATGCGCGCCGGCGAGGCCGAGGTGGCCGTGGTCGTGTCGATCGACCGCATGTTCCGCGACGCCCAGGACGGCCTCAACACGCTGCTGGGGCAGGGCAGGGAACCCGGCCTGCCGCTGCAGTCGGTGACCGACCCCTGCGACACCACCACCGCGATGGGCCGCTTCATCCTCACCGTTTGGCTGGCCCGCGCGCAGCTGGAGCGCGAGCAGACGTGCGAGCGCAACGCCGCCATCGCCCGCGGCCTGCGCCGCGCCGGCCGCCCCAACGGCTTCACCCCCTACGGCTGTGTGCTGGTGGACGGCCAGCTGTACCGCGACCCGGCCACGTGGCCGGTGCGCGAGCAGATCGTCGCGCTCGCCGCCCAGGGCCTGGGCACCCGCGCCATCGCCACCCGCCTGGCTGAGCAGGGCATCGCCGCTCCCCTCGGCGGGGCGCGCTGGTCTAAGACGTCGGTGGGCCGGGTGATCGAGTCGCATGACGGGCTGAACCATATCCCCGCGCTGCCCGGCGCAGAAGAAAGCCGCATTTCACAGGAGCCCACCCCATGAACTGTCCGCTCGCCAATGCCGAGCAGCTGATCGCTGTGCGCTCGCCGGAGGGCCAGCGCCTGGCCATCGAGATCGCCGTGCTGCGCGATGCCCTGGAGATGGTCACCCCCGATGCGCCGGCCGGCGTGGTCTACGGCCGCATCGACGACGCCATCCAGCAGCGCCAGCAGGCCCTGCTCGCCGAGTACCAGCGCCTGCAGCTGCCGCTCACCCGCGAGCAGCAGCTGGCCGAAGTCCACACCCGCGGCTGAGCCGCACTCCCCGGAGGGAACCCGATGCTTGCCGAGCGTCCCACCCGCAGCCAGGTCCTCGCGGCCGCCATCACCGATGCGGTGATGCAGTCGCGGCTGGGCTGGCGTGCCTACGCCCAGGCGGTGGTCGACCACTACCTGGCGACCACCGCCGTCGTGGACCGCGTCATCGCGTTCCGCGTGGCCACCACGGCCGAGCAGTACGAGGAGGCCGCCGCCCTCAACACGCAGACCGTGCGCCGCATGGTCTCCGGCGAGAAGGTCATCCCGCTGGATATCAGCGAGTCGCTGGTGGAGGCGCTGCCGGAGCCGTTCCGCGAGCGCACGCTGGCGGTGCTGGCCGGCCGCTTCGGCCTGATGGCCGCGCGCAAGCCGCCGGCCCCGGGCGTGCCGGGCGGCGCGTACATCGGCCCCTGCCGCCTGATGCGCGACACCGCCGCCGTACTGGAGCCGCTGGCCGCCGCCTTGGAAGACAACCTCCTCACCCCTGACGACCTGCCCGCCATGCAGCAGGCGCAGCGCCGCCTGGGCGACCTCATGGGCACCTGCCTGCAGGTGGAGGCGCAGCTGCAGCAGGCGGCCGAGGGCATGGCCGCGCCGGGAGCGCGCGCATGAGCGCCGCCATCTTCTTTGCCGGCATGGCCGTGGGAATGGGGGTGGCCCTGTGCGCCCTGTACTTCGCGCGCGGCAGCCACAGCACGCCGAGGAGGCCGCGATGAGCGCCTGGCTGCAATGGCTGCCCGCGGCGGCCGAGGGCTCGCGCTGGCGGCTGATCCGCTTCAAGCAGGTGGATGCCGAAGGCAAGCCGGTCGGCAAGCCGGAAGAGGCGCTCAGCGCCGCCGGCTACGGCCTGCGTTTCCCCACCGAGGAGCGCGCCGCCCTGGTGGCGCGCCACCTCAACGCCGAGGAGGCCGCCGGTGCGTAGCGCGGCCCACGTTCCGCAGAAAAGTGAAGCCACCGGTGCTGGAACACCGGTGGCCTCGGGTGACCACAAACCGTTGGAGGCTCAGGTCGTGCATCAGTCCATCACAGCAGCACCGGCCGCGCAACCTGCGCTGCCCGTCGTCCTCGTCAGCGACATCATGCTTACCGACCACTACGCCCGACGCCGCGCCGCGCACTACCAGGTGGCCGCCGCCCCGGTGGTCGCCGCCGGCCGTGGCGCAGCCATCTTCCACCACGACCGCGTGGCCGGCTACCGCGCCGCGGAAACCGCCGCCTACGGCCTGGCCGTGCTGCAGGGGAGGGCGGTCTGATGTTCTTCCGCAACCTCACCCTGTTCCGCTTCCCGGCCGGCCACGACTTCAGCCAGCTCGCCGAGCTGCTGCCGGAGGCCGCGCTCAAGCCGGTCGGCCCGCTGGAGCTCGGCACCGCCGGCTTCATTCCGCCGCTCGGGCGGGATTCCACCGAGCTGATGCACCGCATCGGCGACGCCATCTGGCTGGCGGTGGGCGAGCAGCGCAAGCTCCTGCCGGCCGCCGTGGTCGCCGATGCGCTGGCGCGTCGCATCGCCGAGGTCGAGCAGCGCGAGGGCCGCAAGCTCGGCGGCCGCGCCCGCAAGCGCCTGAAGGACGAGGTGCTGCACGAGCTGCTGCCCAAGGCCCTGGTCCAGAACCGCCGCACCGACGCCATCCTGGACCTGCAGCTAGGGGTGCTGTTCGTCGACACGGCCAGCCGCAAGGCGGCAGCAGCCGTGGCCAGCGAGATCCGCCGGGCGCTGGGCAGCTTTCCGGCCCTACCGGCGGCCGCCGAGACCGAGCCGCGCGCGGTGCTCACCTCCTGGCTTGCCGGCGAGCCGCTGCCGGAATGCATGCACTTTGGCGATGAGTGCGAGCTGCGCGACCCCGCCGATGGCGGGGCCGTGGCCAAGCTTCAGCACCACCAGCTGCACAGCGAGGAGGTGGCACGCCACCTGGAGTCCGGCAAGCAGGTGGTCCGCCTGGGCCTGTGCCTGGACGACCGTCTCGGCTTCGTCCTCGGCGATGACCTGGTGGTGCGCAAGCTGCGCTTCTTCGAGGCCGCCGTCGAGTCGCTGGAGAACACCGAGCACGACGACCTGCACGCCGAGCTGGACGCCCGCTTCGCCCTGATGGCCGGCGAGGCCCGCCACCTGTTCCGGGTGCTGGAGCAGGCCCTGCACATCCGGGCGGGGGAGGGCTGAGGCATGGAGCAGAACACAGACCCGGTGCGGGCGCTGATTGCCGATTGGCGCGAGGAAGCCGCCGAGTGCCATGCCGAATCGGAGACGCCCGCGGTAAAGCGTGACCCGAGGGCCTATGCCGGATTTGCCTCTGCATCTCGCATCCTGACCCGTTGCGCTGACGAGGCGGAATCCGCCCTCGCCTCCGCGCCACCGAGCGCGCCCGTGGGGGACGTTGGCGGGGTCATGCGCCGAGCGTTGTGCCGGATCGCGCTGGGGCACGAGCCTGCGCAGGTGATCGCTGACGAGGCCATCGCCGAGGCACGCAAGGCCGCCCTCTCCCAGCAGCCCGCAGCGCCGAGCGGGGAGGCGGTGGCGTGGCCGCACTACACCGGGTCCGTGCTGACCAGCGGGGCCGACAACGAAGCCCGCGTGACATTCGCTTTCAGCAGCCGAGACGAGGCCGAGCGATTCCATGGGGTTGCCATCGCCATGCTCTACGCCGCGCCCCAGCAGCCCGCGGCCGTGGATGAGGCGTGGCGGCAGAAGGCGGCCGATTGGCTGGAGTCGAAAGCTGCCGAGCAGGAAGCGAACAATGAGAAGTGGCCCGATCACGCGGCCGCCTACAAGGAGTGGCGCGACCGTCCCGGCATCCTGAGGTCTCTGGCAATCCAAGTCCTCGCCGCCCAGCAGCAGGGAGGCACCCCATGAACGACGCCGACTTCATCGCCGCCATGCAGCAGGGCCTGCCGCCGCTGCCGAAGGGGCTGGAAGTGCTGGAGCTGGGCAACGCAGACCTCTCGGCGTCCAGCACCTGGACCGGCCGCACCGAGCCGAACGAGGCCGCGCCGCTGCCGCAGTACCCGCAGCGGGATGACCTGCCCGAGACGCCTGAGAAGCCGCTCACCTTCGCCGAGGCCATGGAGCGCAGCGCCCGCCGCCTGGCGCTGGCTGACACGGCCTTCTGCGCGCTGTTCTTCCTGGTGGGCGCCGGCGGCGCGCTGCTGCTGGGAGGTATCGCGGCATGACCACCATCACCCCCTTCCGCCGCAGCCCCGTCAGCGCCATGAGCATCGCCGACGGCGTCGTCCACTACCTGCAGCGGCTGCAGCGGCGCAACCGCAGCCTCAACACGCTCAACGCCTATCGCAGCGACCTCAGCCAGTTCGCCGGCTTCCTGCAGCGGTTGGGGCAGGGCGACCTGGTGGCCACGGTGGGCCAGGCCCAGGTGTCGCGTTGGCTGGATGACCTCTCCGCCGAGGGCGTCAGCCCGCGCAGCCAGGCGCGCAAGCTCTCCGTGCTGCGCGGGTTCTACAAGCATGCGATGCGCGAGGGCTGGATCGGCTTCGACCCCACCGCCGACGAGTCCGTGCGATTCCGCGCGGCGCGGGTCATCGCGCCGGAGATGGACGAGCTGCACGCGGTGATCGACGCCATCCCGCGCCAGGGCTGGCGCAACCTGCGCGATCGGGCGCTGCTGCGCCTTGCCCTGGACACCGGCGCCCGCATCAGCGAGCTGGGCGGGCTGGACGTGCCGGGCAGCCCCTCGCAGTCCGTGGTGGACCTGCGCCGCGGCCTGGCCCACGTGCTGGCCAAGGGCGGCGATATCGACACCCTGCCGTTCAACGCCGCCACCGGCCGCATGGTCGAGGACTGGCTCGCCGCCCGCCCGGAGGTGGCCAGCCCAGGCCACGCTGCCTTGTTCGTCAGCAACCGCGGCAACCGCTGCAGCCGCGCCACCCTGCACCAGGTATGCAAGCAGCGCGGCGAGGCAGTGGGCCTGCGCCTGCACATGCACCTGTTCCGCCACCGTCGCGGCTCCATGGTCATCGAACGCTGCGGCGACAAGCTCGGCCAGCAGTTCCTGCGCCACCAGAGCCTGGCCACCACCAGCCAGTACGGCCGCCACGCCAACAACCGCACGCTCGGCGTGATCCGCCAGCTGGCGGATATCGACGAGGGGAGGGTGGCATGCAACGGATGATCGCCCACCCCGAAGGCCTGCCCGCTTGCCGCAACGGCCACCCCGCGCGCCATATCCAGGACGCCCGCGCCCTGCGCGCCGGCGGCGGCCACCTGCTCGAGTGCCGCTGCTGCCACACCGGCAAGCACGCCGACTACGACGACGCCCTGCGCGAGTGGTGCCAGGCCCACGGCCACCCGGCACCGAGCGTCGAACCCCAGCGGCCGCTGCCGCTGGGCAATGTCACCCCGCTGCACCGCCACCGCGCGGCTGACGCCTTCGGCGCCGGCGAGCGGCTCCCCTCTGCCCGTTGAGGTCTGTCATGTCCGACCAGAACGAAATCCTGTTGCAGGCGCTGCGCTCCGGCCCGATGACCGCGCTGGAGATCCTGGACACCCTCGGCATCGCCCGCGCCAGCGCCCGGGTCTACGACCTGCGCCGGGCCGGCCACGACGTGCGCAGCGAGATGATCACCGTGCACAACCGCCGCGGCGAGCCTTGCCGCGTGGCCGCGTACTCCCTCGCAGTCCAGACGGCAGCGACGCCGAAGGCGATCACTTCCGAGCGGATGCGTGCGCAATGAGAGCCCTTACTAGCGCCTCGCCATTAAGGCAGTTACTTCTCGACAGAGCCGTCAGCGGCGCCTTTCAGGAAGAAGCGCTTGAGGCGCGTACGCGCTGTTGCGATCTGTCGAATATCGTCCTCAAAGCGTCCAATGTACTCATCCAGGAAAGCCATCTTAATGGTCAGGTCTCGAACGGGCGGCACAAGTGGCGGCCCGGACGTGCTTCCGACATTGAACCGCGTGATGACGGCCATGATCTGCGCGGCCGTCTCCCCATCGAAAGCACCCAGCTGATCCACGAAGCGAAGCGTGAGCTGAAGCGAGGCGCGGGCGTACCTCTCGGCCAAAGCGGTGGCTACCTCCTTGGGCATCCGGTGACCTCGCTCGCCCTTGGCATCCCCAACCGCTTGACACAGATGCGAATCGAGTTGGGCGAACTCGTTGTCGATCACGCGCGCAAGGCGGTCCGCCGTATGCGCGCGCGCAGTTTCTGCCTTCTGAGCTTCAAAGCGACGTTGGCTCTCAATTGCGCGTCGGGATTCGCCGGCGGTCCAGAGAGCCACGGCAGCCGCAACGAAGGTGCTGACTGCACCGACGGCGGTCCAGTCGATCCAACTTCCGAGTGCAGCCCACCAGTCGGCGCCGGCTTGGAGCAAGTGCATGCGTAACCCCCCCGAACCCATCTGGCGGCATGGTTGCGCCGAGCGAGCACCCTTCGCAAGTCCCCGCCACAGGAGGGAGGTGCTGTGTGCTTCGGGGCAGGGCGCAACGGGTAGGCCAGCCAATCTGGTTGTTTGCCCGGCCTGTGGCTCGGAAGCTGGGGCCCGCATCTGCTGCGGCGTCGACCTGGCCGCGCCGTTCGTGATGACCACCGCGCGCATCCGCTCGCTGCGCCGCTACGCCCACGGCATGAAGGGTTTGGACGAGCCGACCTACCGCCTGCACCTGGCTGCAGTCGGCGCCGCCAGCACCACCGAGCTGACGCGCGAGCAGCACACCGCGCTGCTGCGCCGGCTCGGCGCGCTGCCTAACCGCCCGCGCAAGCGGGGCAGAGGAGCGGCGGCATGAAGCTCGACCAGGAACGCCCCATCGCCACGCTCGCCGACGCCATCGCCGCCGCCGAGTTCGCCCTCAACCACACCCCCGAGGGATGCCCCTCGCTGGTGATGCCCTACGCACTTCAGCTGCTCTTGGCAGCGGCACGGGAGACCAGGTGTGATGATTAAGATCGCTCTAATCTGCCAGCGACTCAAGTTCTCGCAGGGCGATCCCGAGGGCTGCATCCGCACGATCGAAGATCAGCCCTACGTCCTCTGGCTCCTCCATCTCATCTTCGTCTCCGGTCTCGTGGTCGACGATGACTCCGCCGTACCGCCAGTATGTGTACTGCGTGTACACGCCGACGCGGACCAGTTCAAATGCAACTACGGCGCGTTGGAGCGCAACACCAGCGTCCTCGAGATGATAGAGCTCGGGGAGCCGGGTATTCAGCGCGTCCGGGACCACCAGGGGCTCCACGACATCATCGTCGTTGTATCTCTTCGGCACATGCCTCCAGCGGGCCCGTGCAGTCCAGAGCGCACCCTGCATAGCTTGTACATGCGGTATCAGGACGAAGGCGAGTGCCCGTGCTCTGAACCGCCTGGTGCGCTCCAACTGAACCCGCTCGTTCCTTGCGATACGCGTCGGCACGCCAATCGCCACAAGAAGAGCAACGATGGTTCCAATAGCCTGAACCCAAGCCGCTTGGGCCCCCGGCTCAAGCGCACAAAATCCTATCCAGTGACAGTCCATATCCCCTCCGCTGCCCCTCCGTCTGACTGCCAGTCATTGTCACCTGACTGGAGCCCTAGACGTAGGCGTAGGCTGTTGCACTCTCTCCCCAGGACGGGGGCAGCCGGATGAGCGCCGACTGCCCTGTAGCCCGGCCGGCCCCAGCCTTTGCCGTCGCTGGCTTCCCGATCAGCGCGGCGGACCACGATGCCGTAGCCCTTGCAATCTCTGATGATCTGGCGCTGGTCGGGTCGCTGATGAGGCTGTACCGCTTTAGCTCCATAGAGGCGACGGACTACCTGACTTTCTGCAAAAGCAGGGTGGATGGAGGTGACAAGTGA